GTAAGATCGAACGCCTTGGAATGCGCGCTAGTAGAGGTATGCGTCGCGGTTTCCGCGCGGCTGGTAGCGCTGTCCAAGGCGCGGGAAGAGCCGCGGGAATGGCCAAGCGCGGCTTTGGTGCGCTGGCTAAGACGGGCGGGTTGCTTGCCGCTGGTTTCGGTATGGCAGTTGATCGCGCTGGTAAATTCGAACTAGAAGTTGCGCGCCTTGGCAACCTACTTGACAACTCGATTGATCCTGTTTCGGAGTATTCGGATCTACTCAAAGATATGGCGATCCGCTATGGAACGGATCCAATCGAAACGGCACAAGCCGCCTATATGGCCTTCTCGGGCGGCGTTGACACAACGAAGAGCGCGCTTCAAGAGTTTTTGCCGGTAGCTTTGAAGGCAGCAAAGGCAGGCTTTGCCGAGCCCGCCGTTGCAGTCGACGCATTAACTAGCATTCTAAACACGTTTGCCGATACCGGAATTACAGCGGCGGAAGCCGCCAATAAGCTCTTTGTTACTGAGGCACTAGGCAAAACGGACTTTGCCAAAATCTCTAGCGAGATCGGGCAAGTTGCTGGCTTCGCAAAGGAAATGGGAGTGTCCTTTGACGAAGTGCTTTCGACTATGGCGACGCTGACAAAAGTGGGACTTAGCACGGGCGCTGCCTTTACTCAAGTCAGCTCTATCGTTGCTGGCATTGTCCAACCTACTGCCAAAGCCGAAAAGCGCATGAAAAAGCTACTAGGCAAAGAGTTTGTTGGCGCTGGCGCAATCAAAGAGGTTGGGAGCCTAGTCAAGTGGATTGAGAGAGTCAAAGAGGTTGCAGCCGAAAAAGGCCCCGGAATCATTACAGAAATCTTCGGGCGCAAGGAAGCGATCAAAGGAACGGTCCGCTTGGCGGGATCGGGCTTTGAAGATCTGCTCACTATCACGGCTAAGATGGGAGACTCCGCCGGGACACTAGACAACAAGTTTGCCAACGTACAAAAACGCATGGGCTTTAGAATCCAGCAAATGAAAACCGGATTCTCTTTGCTCATAGGCGAACTAGGTGGCGGTATAGCCGAAGGGCTTGGCCTTGGTGATCTTGACGACATACCGGAGCGCGTAGCCAAAGCCGGCAAAGGCATTCGATCCGGTGCCAAGGGATTCGCGGAAGGTTTTGTCAAAGCACTTGATCCAGCGAACGAGCTGGCAACTATGGACTGGCAACAATTCGCTGTTAGCGCTGGGCGTAGCTTTGGCGAAGTGACAAGCGCGATTGGTAGTCTGGCAACGGCGGCGGCGGATCTAATCAACACGGCAGTAGACGTTAAAGACGCTTGGGACGATGCACGCAAAGGCGTTGACCGATCGCAGCAAGCAGCAAAGAAGGTAGGGACTAGGACGATCGAACGTGTCACGATTCAAAAGCAGATCGAAGAGTTAGACGCTCGCGCTATGTATGGCGATTTTGCCGCGGGACGCGCCGCCCAGAAGCTAGAAGAGGGCTTGGCGCAAACCGTTATGGAAGCGTGGAGTGTAGGCCACCTAAGATCTAACACACTCAAAGATCAAGGCATTGGGGTTCACGCAGCGGGACAAGCGAGGCAACGCAAGATTGCGCGCACTGGCATTGCTGAGACTGGCGGCGCTGGGCTTTCGGCTGGCCTAGGGATCATGGGCGCGGCAATCCCGCCCGAGATTCTGGCAGAGGTTATCCGAAAGTCTATGGCCTTTGATCCGCGATCGCGAAGTGGCGTAATGGGAGCTGGCAAGCCCGTTGATATTGGTGGCGAAGTGAAGATCACGATCGAAGACAAGACGGGCGCGAGCAAAGAGGTTAGCGTTGAAGCAACCTCTAAGAATCCAAAAGTGCCAGTGCGCCCCGCGGTTGGCAAGCGCAAGACGGGAACGGGTTAGCTATGGCAATGCAAGATCCCGAATGGTTTAGATCTCTAGTTGATGCTAGTTTCCGCGGTATCCCATTCAAGGTGACGCAGCAAACCCGCGAAGGCGGAATTCGTGGCGCCGATCATGAGTATTACGGGCGCGATGAAGGCAATACCGAAAACGCAGGCAACAAAATAGAGCGCTTCTCATTTGACGCTTACGTGGTAGGTGACGACTACCACCTAGGGACGCAAGATCTAATCGTAGCGCTGCAATCAGGCGCGGGGCTTTTGATCCATCCTCGCTGGGGCGAGCGCCAGTGCATTTGCAGATCGTGGACGATCGCGGAAGGGCTAGGCACGCAAGGCGAGGCTAGGTTTTCCTTGTCCTTTACCGAGGATCTCGCGAGCGCCGGGTTGATTTGGTTTGAGTCGGAGGATGCTATTGTTGACACTAAGGCGGACGAGCTGACAACTCTTGCTTCCGCCGAGTTTACCGCTGCCTATTCAGTAGAGACTGAACCGGGAGTAGCACAAGAAAGCGCCGGGCTTGATCTCTTGTCTCGTATCTCTGACATACGATCGGCTATGCGCACTCCTCGTAAGGCCACAATCGAAGATCCAACCGCTTTGCAGTCTGCCCTAGCCTCGCAAGCTGCGTTGGCTTCTACACCCTATGCAATGGCTACGGTGGCCATTCTATCGAATCATCTAGCAGCGATCCAAGCTATCGGAGATCTTGGAGTGTTGATTGCGCTGGCACGCTTGCGCCGTTCGGTACTTATACCGGACGCAGCGTCAATGCCAACAAACCCGACCGAGGCGACGATCGCTAGCAACGCGGACGCAACCTCGGCATTGATCCAGCGGGTTGCACTAGCCGAGGCAATCAAGGCAGCGAAGAATACCGATTTTGTGGTCTATGATGAAGCGATCGCAGTGCGGGACGAGCTATCAGAGCTTGCGGACGCGGAAGGGGATACACCAATCGATCGCATTGTGTATCGTACACTCATTGATGGCGCGAACGCGCTATATGGTTGGCTCACTTCGTTCGCGGAAGATCTCGCGGAGTTGCGTGACCTAGAGATCGGGAGCGTCACTAGCTCACTAGAGATTGCATGGGATCTTTATGCGGACGCTGAACGCGCCGAAGAGATCCAAGATCGCAACGGCATTGTGCATGGCGGCTTTATTAGGCCAGGAACGATCCAAGTTTTGAGTAGCTAATGCCTACCTTCGAAGAGCAACACACGTTGACGCTTAGGATAGGCGGGCGAGACTATCCGATCTGGCAGACTGTAGATGTATCCTACGGCATAGAGACTGGCGCGCGGGACTTCGCGATCGAATCGACGCGGGACGCTGAGAAAGTAAGCCAAGGTGAGATCTACCTTGGCGACGCTTGCGAGATCTTCATCGGTCCGCCGCAGCGCAAGCGGAAGGTTCTGACAGGATACGTTGACGGTATTAACCCGAGCTATGATCCGGCCGGATCTCGGATCACGATCAATGGCAGAAGCCGCACTGGTGATTTGATTGATTCGTGCCATGTTGGCAAGCGGCGCTTTAACCGCCAATCCGTTGGTGCGATCTTGCTGGAAATGCTTGATCCGCACGGTATATCCGCCACTGTAGACGGAGATATAGGCGAGCTAGTAGATCGGTTTTCGATTGACGTTGGCGACAAAGTGTTTGACGCAATCGAAAGCCTAACCGAGCGCTTTGGCTTTCTCGTTTATGATGACGCTGACGGAGATCTCGTCCTACAACGCGCCGTTGACGGGAGCTTTAGTGCTTCGCCTAATGACGTTTTGCGGCGCGGAGTCAACATCAAATCCGCGGAAGGTACGTTTGATGCTTCTCAAGTGTATTCTACCTATAGGTGCAAGGGACAAGCCGTAGGGACGGACGAAGGCTTCGGAGATCTTGCGGCTGGAATCGAGGCTTTAGAACGCACAACGGCGATCGGGCGCGCCCGCGTTCTGGTTATGACTGGCGAAGGATCTAGCACTGCTAGGTGTAAGGCTCGGGCACAATGGGAAGCCGCAACAAGGATCGGGCGCGCAAGCTCTGTTAGCTATACCCTTTGCGGCTGGTATCGTAGCGACGGCAACCTATGGCAACCAGGCACAACGGTTGAAGTGGACGATCCATTTATGCGGGTTTCAGGAAGACTCTTGATCACCAATGTCGGTTTGCACAAGTCTTCAGAAGACGGCACAACGGCAGAGCTTACGCTAGGTCCGGAATATGGCTACTATGCTAGGTTGCCCGAGAAGACAAAGCGATCCATTGGAGCATGGCGGTCGCCAGTATGAGCCTATTCAGCGAAACCGAGCGTCGCATATCTGAGGCTACTAGACCACTTCGGATCCGGGCTGCAAACATGATCCGGCGCGCTGTTATCCAGCTCATCAATGACAGTCCAAAGCTGCAAACTCTGCAACTCGAGGTTATGGGCGCGCTTGACGGAGAAGGCGACGATCCCGAGATCCAAGACGAGATTGAAAACTTTGCGCACTATGGGTTTACCTCTTCGCCACCAAAAGGATCTGAAGCGATCTTGCTGCGCTTAGGTGGCGAGCCTAACGTGCAAGCCGTAATCGCTACGGCATACCGAGAAGATCGCCCGAAACTGGCTAGCGCTGGTGATGTCACCCTATGGGATATCCATGGGCATAGGCTAGAGTTGCGTGAAGCCGAGGTTGTTATTGTCAGCAATGGCGACACAATCGAGCTTGGCGACGGTGCGACGAAAGGCGTTGCGCGGGAAGGCGACCCAATAACCAGCGATTCGGCTTTTGACGATTGGATCGGGCAAGTGCAAGCCGCAATCAATGTCATTGCTCCCGGCGCTGTTACTCCGATCACTAGCATGAACGGCACGATCACAAGTGGATCCTCATTGGTTAAAGCTGTTGACTAAGGTAGAATCAGAGCATGATTAGCCTGGCTACAGAAACCCGATCGGTTGTAATGGACATTGACGGTCCGCAAGCTGGCGAGCCTTCAATCTTTCCGCCGCCGGACGAATGGAGTGCGGATCCCGCAAACGGTGTACCGGGCAACTCGCTAGAAGACTTTGAGGCATCTATCTTTGCTAGCCTCTTTACCGATCGTCGCGTGGAATTGTCAGAGCTGACGCCAGGATCTACAGATCAGAAAGGGTACTGGGGCGATACGTTCCCAGAAACGGAAGGCGACGAATGGGGCGGGCGGTTGCACCTTGCGGACCGGGCGCGAATCGTAGCCGAAGGCGGCGCCGCTGGATCGCTGACAATCGAAACGATTGCGCGTCATGCTCAGACTTCGGTTGATTGGCTTGTGGCGGATCGGATCTTGACTAAGATTGAAGCGTCCGCGGAACTGGTAGATCGGAACCGCGTTGATATCTTGATCGTTATGACGCGCAAGCCTGGCGATACGCCTGAAACGCTACGCTATGGTATCACTTGGGGTTAAGCTATGGCGGATTCCGGCTTCACGATTCCAACTCTTGCGGACTGCGTTACCAGCGTACAAAATGACGTTAACGCCGCATTGCCGGGCGCTGATTCGAGGATCCGCCGCAGAGCAACCCGCGCCTTGGCTATGGCACTAGGCGGCGTTAACTGGCTTCTCTACAAGTTCGCTCTTTCAATCTCAAATGAGATCCTTCCCGATCTTGCAAGCGCCGCCGGTGTAAGGCGCTGGCGCAAGTTATGGGGTTTGCCCGATGTTGCTGGCGAACGCGCGAATGGCACAACGCAATTCACGGGAACCCCAGCAACCGTAATCCCTACAGCAACCCCCGTTGTGCGCGCTAACGGCTTTGTCTATGTCACACTTGCGCCGGCAACTATCAGCGGTGGCGGAATCGCCAACGTCGCGATTGAAGCCGTCGACGCGGGCGCGGCCGGCAATGCGGAAACTGGCGTTGCTCTGTACCTATCGAGCCCGATCGCTGGCGTCAATACGGAAAACCTAGTGCAATCGCCAGGTTTGACCGGAGGCGTCGACGATGAAGGTACAGAATCAGAGCGCGATCGCGTTCTGGATCGTATGTCCGATCCGCCCGAAGGCGGCGCGGTTTCTGATTTCGTTCAATGGACTAAGGAAGCCGTAGCCAATACACGCGAGGTTTATGTCTACCCAAATACGCCAGTGCTAGGCGAAGTGACGATCCGCTTTATAGTAGAGCCCGGTCCCACTGGCGATCCTCTTTTGGCTATCCCTTCATCGGCCGAGGTTTTGGCAGCGAGGCTTTACGTTCGGGGCGATCCTTCCGCTAGTCCATTCCCGTACGCGGACGCAAAAAGCCCAGCGCCTTTGATTGGGGATCGTATTACGATCCCAGAAATTACAGCACAAGGCATAGCTGTAGAGATCACAAACCTTGATCCCGATACGCCAGAAGTCCGCGCCGCGGTTGAAGACTCATTGCAAGCAATGATGCTTCAGAAAGCGCGCCCCGGCGGAACGCTTAAAGTCAGCCAATTTTGGGGCGCTATTGACGCAGCGCCGGGCGAAGATTCCCACGAGCTGACAGGCATAGACGGCGGAACGCCAGCGGACGTAACGATCGGCGCCGATAACTTCCCATATCTTAGTGGCGTGGTTTATCTGCCATGATTCCGATTGCTACTAAATTTGCCGATCGCCTTGCGGCTGTTGACTACGCTGAATTGCTAGGGCGGCTTATTCCCCGCGGCAAGGCTTGGGATACGAGAGATCCAGCAAGCGGATTGACGTTGACGCTTGCCGGGCTTTCGCCCCAGCTCGCTACCGTGCATAATAGGCTGCTAGATATTCTAGAGGAAGCCGATCCTAGAACAACTAGTGAACTGATAGACGGCTGGGAACGTGTACTAGGCTTGCCAGATCCCGACGATCCAAGTCCGCCGACGTTGCTTGTGGATCGGATTGCCTCGGTACTCTCTCGGTTCCTGGCGCGCGGCGGAACGCAGCCCCAGATCCTCTATGACGCAGCGATCGCACTCGGCTACGAAACCGACATAGAGATTCAAGTCCCTACGTTGTTTCGCGCGGACGAAAGCGCTAGCGACGAGCGCGCTTACGATTGGGATAGCTGGTCCTTTGTCTGGTATGTTTGGCGGCTTACAGCGCCGGCGCTTGGTTGGGATCGCTTGCTGGCACTCTTCAACAATATCAAGCCAGCTAATACAATCGCGATAGCCATTGACGGCTTGCGAGCAAACGAAGTGGCAACGCCTACCTAGGGACTAGCAATGTACAGAATCGACGGCCCGGACAATGTTGCAGTATTGCCAACGCCTAGCGCGCTTGGAACGCCTGGATATTTCCGCAAGGCGGACACTGGCACCAGCACTCGCGGAACCGTAGTTACAACGGACTGGCTAAACGCAGTCCAAGAAGAGATCGCCAACGCAATAGAGGCGACGGGCGGAATTCTCAGCAAGACTAGCAATAACCAGCTCGCAACGGCGCTTGGTAATATCAGCGAAGTGGCGGGCTTGAAGTCTGATATCTCAGATACTGGCGTTAGCTCAACAACCCATACCAATACCCTGCTAGGCTGCATTGCTAGCCAAGCGAATGGGCTGAATGCTAGCGTTGTTGCGTCTAATGTTTGCCTGGTATCTGGCACGCAAGCCGCAGCTATTGCTTGTAATGGACTTGCTGTTACCGGAACCAACGCCTTTGCGGCCGGATCTTCGGCTGGCGTTGTTGCCGGTGTACAGTGCGCCGTTATTGGATCCACTAGTTGTCAGATCGTTTCGGGCGCTGGTACTGAAAGGGTGATCGCAGCTTCGGACACTTGCACGATCGCAGCCACCAATAGTACTGCTTGTATTCTTTCAAGTGCTAGTTGCGATATCGCGAGCGCTGATTACTCTTTCATTGCGGCTTCTCTATCCAGCGATACCAGCGGCGCAGCAAACACGGTTGTTATAGGCGCAACAGGTGGTAGTCTTGCCGGTGCCGTTGCTTCATCCGTAATCGGCGCCGAAAACGGCCTAGCCAATAGCCCTAGCTCTATGGTTGCAGTCTCAAAACGAGCTAGCACCATAGCGGGCGGCGCATACCTTCTCACGATCGCCAGCGAAGGCCAAGCGCTAGGTGGCGCCGATTGTTCCAACGCAGGCACTCATAGTGCAATCGTCGGTTGCTATGGTTCTACGGCTTCGCCTACAACGATCGGCGCCTCCGCGGTTCGCTCCCTTGCCGCGGCTTGTGATAGTGTCAGCGTCGCGCAAGGGACGGACATCGCGGCTGTTGCTTGCGGAAATGTCACGATCAATACCACCAACGGCAGATCGTGGATTTGCGCAAGTAATGGCGGAATCATCGGCGGAATCTCGGAAGCCGGGGCGATCGTAGCTTGCGCCCGCGTGACTACCGCAATCCCTACAATCAGCGGTGGGGAAGCGGTCGCTTTGATTGCTTGCCGCGGCGCTGTTACGGCAAACGGCAACGCTTCCGCAGCAATCACAAGCCAGAAAGGAACCGGGAGTGTTGGACCGCTGGCTTCTGGATCGGGCGCAACGATCATCGGTTGCACTGGTGATCTCACTGTTTCGGGCAGTTCCACGCTGGTTGTGGCTAGTGACTTTGGAACCGGAGCGATCACGGTTGCAAACACGCGATCGATCTGCGGAGGAACGAGCGGTGGGCAGACTTGGCGCATCGAATCAGATTCTGGTGATATCTATTCGGATGGAACGATTGGTGCGGGAACTGCGGACTATGCCGAGTGCTTTGAAAACCTCGAGCTAGGAACGATCCCGCGTGGGGCAATCGTTACGCTGGCCAAAGGGCGCGTCGCTATCGCTGGCGTTGGCGATCGGATCCTTGGCGTGGTATCGGTAGCGCCCGCGACGCTGGCGAACAGCGCGCCGCTTGGTTGGCACGATCGGTATCTGCGGGATGAAATGGGCGCGCCTCTTTGCGACGAAGACGGCCGCGCGTTGATCAACCCGAAATATGATTCTGCAATGTCCTATGTACCGCGTGACAAGCGCCCGGAAGAGTGGACGGCCGTTGGACTGCTAGGTCAAATCCGCGTGCTAGTGGACGCTAGTGTTGAGCCCGGCGGCTTCGTTGTACCAGGCAAGCAAGGGCTTGGAATGCACGCAAACGAGCCCGGCGCTGGTAAGGCGATCCAATGTATGCAAGTCGTTAGTGCATACGGTTCGGAGCGAGGCTACGGGATTGCACTATGCTACGTAGGCTAGCGCTTTTTGCTGGCTAGAGCGCGCTTCCAAGCCTTGGCCATATTCGGAACCCAACGCTTTGTTGCTACGATATGCAGCGTTTTTTCTAGTGGCCAGCGCTTCGGTACATAGATGCTAGATTTGAGGATGTACATAAGCAAGAGCTTTCCCTTGCTCGCGTTTGCACGACGCTTGCGCCGCGCTCTGCCTTTCTTCGGCTTCCTTGGGCGCCTAGGGACTAGCAGCATTTTGCCGCCACTTTTGGTTTCACGGTAGAAGCCCTTTTGTTTCCTTTGGATAGGGCCTGGCCATAGCGCTGGTGTAATTTTCGTTTTGGGGTTCGCCCTTGCTTTGACCGGAACCCCCAACATTCTCGCATCTTTGGGCTTCTTTGTGTCGCCAACGGCTTGCCGCCGCATGTATTCATCAACCGTTCCTACGCTGGCGCCTAGCTTGGTTTTTTTGGCGAGCCTTACACGTATCCCTTTCTCAGTCCAATCAGAGCGGATCGTAAACGTCTTCGGTAGATCCTCTATCAGTTGCTCTTTAGTGTCTAGGATCGTTGCGTTTAACGCCGTAGCTATCGCATACGGCACTTGTTTCTTTGCGAAGCGCAACACGTCCCGCTTAAAGAGCCCAGCGTCAAAGTTAACTATGACTATGCCTTGATTACGTGCCATGCTTCATCATACCATCAAAGCAGAAGGCAAGCCCGCAAGATTACTTGGCAACCTTGGCTCCCCACCTAATCTTGTGCGGCTTGCCTTCTTTTTCCCATAGCGCTACAATGCAGAAGTGCAACGGATCAACCTCATAGATGTTTCTGGTTGGCAATGGCCTAGCCGTTGTGATCCTGTTACTCTTCGCATTGCCGATCAAGTGCGCGGTTGCTATGCCAAAACAAGCCAAGGCGTCAAACCTATGCGCTCGTTTCGCAAGCATCAAAAGCGCTTCCGCGGCTACAACGATTCACCCGCCGGTGTCATGCTCCCGATTGCTTTCGGAGGGTATCACTATGCGGATCTCCGTTGGGGAAAGAAGAGCCTAGCCAGCGCCAAGAGGCAAGCCGAAATCTTCGTCAAGACGCTCGGTCCTTTGAAGCCCGGCGATCTTCCGCCAGCGCTGGATCTAGAGTGGCAGAGCTATCCGGGCGGAACAAAGGACGAAAAGAAGCTGGCGCGCGGTAAGGATCTAGGCGCTCGCGCTGCTAAGTTTCCCGCTTCGCAAGTGCTTGCTTGGGCACTTACTTTCCTCGAGCGGGTTGAAGAGCTGACAGGCATAACCCCCGTTTTGTATACTGGCCGATCCTTCTGGCACTACAGGCTTGCACGGACAAAGCGCTTGGCTCGTTACCCTATCTGGCAAGCAGCCTACGTTGCACTTGATAACCTATTCGGTCCGCCAGAACACAACCCGCCGGTAAGCATGGCGGAAGCCGGAACGCTTCATATCTGGCAATATACTGGCAAAGGCAAATGCTACGGCTACCGCAACGGCGCTGGCAAGATTGACCGAGATCTCTTCATTGGATCGGAAGCGGACTTTGCCACTTTCCTCGTGCAACCAAAGGGCGAAGCATAGTGGAAGGCGCAATCATTGGATCGGTTGTCACGATCATTCTGGCAATCCTCGGCTCTAGCTGGCGCTTGTCTGGCCAGATTAAAGGCGTTGATTCGAGGCTAACGTCATTGACCGAGCGCCTAGATCGCGTAGATGTTGAAGGCTTGCGAGATAGGGTTTCGCGCTTGGAAGAGCGTACACTTGCGACGGAGAGACAATGCGAGGCGAGACACCGGCAATAATGGCGCCTTGGATCCTTCTACTCGTCGCGATCTCGGGCTTCGCGGCTTGGGCTTGCGCCGAATTCATCAACCGCAAATGGCTTGCGCCGCACAAGCGTTATCTGAAGTTGACGAACAACCCGCCCGCTAGCTGGTATTGGACGGGTGTTGTGGGCTCGTTCGCCGTGATTGCTGGCACGCTATCTGGTGTAGCTGTAGCGGCTTGGGACGCAACACCTTTTTCGTTAGAGGTTGGCGCGGTTCTAGGGTTTGCCTCCGGTTGTGCGCCAGTTTGGATTGTCAAAGAGGCTAGAAAACGAATCGAGCGCCTATGATTTGGGCGGCAATCAAAGCTGCGTTTGCCAAGGTTGGGCGCTACGCTTGGATCGTTCTAGCTGCCATTGCTGGCGGCTTCGCTTGGCTCTTCCGACGGGAGCGCCGGGCGCGTATCGCAGCCGAGCAACGCGCAAAAGTCGCCAAAGAGATTGAAGCGATCAATTCAGATCGCGACGCTGCCGAGCGGACTTCGGGCGCTTCGCTAGCGGAAGAGCTTGGTGTAATCAATGAAACTGGCGCCGAGGTTATGGCAACCGAAACCGAAGCGCTGGATTTGATCTCCCACTTGGAAGGCGCCGATCTAGCAGCCGAATGGAACAGGCGCCTATGATTGGCCTAGCGTGCCAGCTAATAGCTCTAGCGCTCGCAGCAGCGCCCGCCCCATGTACGGAAGCGCAAGTGGTAGAGAAGCCTTGTAGCGGGCTTCTAGTACCCTTCCAAGAGGCGCGAGAAGCACTAGGACGAACCGTCAAGCTGGAAGCGTGCCAAGCTATGCGCACTTTGGTAGAGCGCGAGGCGCAAGCAAGGCTTGCCGCTGCGGCTAGACTGGCGGAGATAGAGCGCCAACGTGGCGATCGTTTGCGATCTTTGCTAGATAGGCAGAGCGCGCCTCCGGTTGTGCCATGGTATGAAGCGCCGGCTTTTGTTGCGCCAGTTAGCGCGATCGCAGCTATTACAGTTGTGCTGCTAAGTGTGTATGCGGCCGGGGCGATCTAGTGGGTTGGGAAGAGTACCTAAAGCATGAGAAGATCGAAACGCTCCAAGTAAGCGCAAGATCCAGGAAGTGGAAGCGGATTGCGGTACTGACCGGGCTACCATGGGACGAGGCAAGAGAGCTTGGCCGTTTTCTTCGCTCTAGACTGAAGCCCGCAGCGGAAGCCGTAAAGCCCGCAGCGGAAGCCGTAAAGCTCGCAGCGGAAGCCGTAAAGCCCGCAGCGGAAGCCAGCAAACCAAACGACTACGAATACAATGCAGCAACGCAAACTTACGTTTTTCGCGTTGCTGGAATCGCCAGGAATATCGTTCTATCTACGGACCGCGTTGATTCTATTCTTGCTGATTATTCCAACGTCACTGGCAAGCCCGCGACGATCAATCAAGTTGCTCGCACGCACGATCTACCACGTCCGGTTGTGATCGGGATACTCCGCGCGCTGGGCAAAACGCATGACAGTTTGCCGTTTACGGAAGAGCGGCTAGGTACTGCTAGCGAAAACGAACTAAGGGACGAAGCGAGACAACTTCGTCAGCTTGATGTCTATAGGAAGATTGAGCAAGACAAATGGCGGGAATACAAGCGCGACGCTGAGAAATGGCGCGCGTTCCGAGAGCATACGCTAGAGCCGCTAAAGCGCTGGTTTGCAGAACGGGCGCCAACCTACGCGCCGCCAAAGATCCGAATCCGAAAGCCGCGCGAACCGTTCACTTTGGTTGTTGGCCTAACCGATGAGCATTGGGGAAAGCGTGGCGTTGGTGGCTACGGCCGTGAAACGCAACGCACGCTCTACCTAGAGCTGATAGAGCGGCTGATTGGACGAGTTGAGTTGCTAGGTAGGCCAGCGAAGATCATTATCCCGATCGGATCTGACGGGTTGCATATTGACACAAGCGGCGGAACAACAACTCAGGGAACGCCGCAAGACGTAGACGGATCGCCACTTGAGATCGCCTCGTCTTGGGTAGAATATAAAGTAGAGCAAATCGACGCGCTGACACAGCTTGCGCCGGTAGAGCTTTGGCCAATGCAAGGCAATCACGATCGCTTCGCGTCCGCACTAATGACCGAAGCCGTGCGCGCTTGGTTTTCTCAGCGGCAAGACGTTCAGGTATATGGCACGATCGTTGATCCCGTGATTGGCCAGCTCTATGGCGAGACTCTGCTTTGCGTGCATCATGGCGACAAGCTGCGGGTAAAGGCGCTCAGCGAAGTGATCCCAAAGCGATTCGCTCGCGAATGGGGCTTGTCGCGTTGGCGCTACTGCTTTACTGGTCATTACCATACGGAACGCGACTTGCCGCAAAGGAGCGATCTTCAGATCATCCGTTGGCCAAGTGCGACGGGCGCGGATAGATGGCACGTAGAAGAGGGCTATGACGGGTCTAGGCGAGCCCTAGCGGCGCACGCAGTCTCGCCTACCCTTGGCGTGGTCCAAGCTTTTAATGAGCCAGTAACGGGCGGCTAGCGCACTCGACGGTTTCGATTTTGTCGGTTTGGTTCGTTGCTTTCCCGCGAGGAAGTCTCTAGTGATCCGCCAGAAAACGGGCGCGCCGCCGGGCGAATTCCATGCAGAGAAGCCCGCAGTCTAGATCTAGCTCTCTCGCGAGCGTCGCGATTGCTCGTGCGCTGGTTTGGATCCGCCCGTGTGTCCGCTGATACACAGTCTGAATCGAAATATCCCATACGCCTGCCATCGCGCTTGCTGGCGGTAGCCTTAGCAATTCGTTATCCCTAGCCTTATCCATGGTTATACCTCGCACTCTTCCCAGCAACCGCAGATCTCTTTGATAGACGAGACAATCCGCCCGGCTTCTAGTAGGTAGACAGTCTCGCCTTTTTCAAGGGCTTCAAATGCGCGTTCAACCTCTACCTCGTTACACATTCGCCCCCTTCCTTGCCTGAAATCCAACAAGATCCCTTCGCTATACATGATCAGAGACTGACGATCGCACGTTAGGTTACCCATGGTTATGCCTCCCAAGGCACTAGAATACCATTGACGCGAACGGGCTTCGCTCGCTTATCCCAACGCCGCATTAGCGCGGCTTCGCACTCAATAGGGACATCCGGCGCTGAAGCGCTGGCAACTAGGCGCATGATCTCAGCTTGCCGATCCGCAGCCGCGCCCGCCTTGTATTCTGGCACCTCCAAGATCGTCTCGTCATGCGGAACAATGATCGGACGCGACCCATAAAGGGGAGAGCTTGGCACGTTGTAGCATTCTCGTGCTATCACATACAGCGCATCTTTAGTCCATTGTGCCACAAGGTTCTGGAAGAAGTGATTGCACGTATCACAATAGCCTACGTTGCCTCGCACTAGGCCAGTGCCAGCGCTAGTTATCGTGGCGTTATCGCCCCCACTTTCTCGGAGTATGCTATTGATCCTAGCGAAATACTCAGGAATCTCGGGGAATAGGGCAAACTGCTTTAGCTTCAGCGCTTCGGCAATCTCTTCAAGGTTGTTGCCGAGTCTTCCGCCAAGTGTCAAATCTACTCCGTCTTTACGGCACGTAAGAATGAAGCGCTCATTTCCCATACCGCCGAGCCGCCCGAAGTTTGTTTGCTTGGCAACGTGCCTAGTGCGATCAAAGTCTTCATCGCCCTTTGCTTTCAACGTCTTTGCGTCATTGTCCGATATGCCGAGGATACGCGCCGCCAGCTTGGAGTGTAGATCCAACCCGCCCTTAGTTTGATCCTTAAAGGCTTGCGCCATGGCACTATGGCCAAACCACCAAAGGCAGATCTGAGCAAATGCGCGCAACTCCGCTGTTCCAAAGTCCGCCGCGCTGAAGACGAAGCCGGGGCGCGGAACGTAGCAAGATCGAACGCCAACCCTAACGCCGCCGATCAACATGCTTCGCCTTGGTAGATTCGTTAGATTAGGATTCCTGCAACTAAGCCGTTCACTTTCCACGATTGGCCACCAACGCGCATGGATTGGCAGTGCTGTTCCCTCTTCCAGCCGTGGAACGAAGGTTGTTAACTCTGTTTTTGCCTCGCCTTGATCTACCCAAGCCGCCAGATCTTCCGCGTCAACACAGGCTTCAAGTGTGTCACGATCGGTTGTTCGCTTGCCGGTAGGCGTAATGCGCTCGGCTCTCTCATGTTCCGGCAACGCCGCTTCGATACGCTCTCGCATAAGCACCATATCGCGAGAGCCGTTAGATCGAAGCCAGCCGTTGAAGTCCGGCGCTTGTCGGATCCTATCGTAGCACTCAGCAACGTGCGCTGTTAGGTGCGTTTTCAGTGCTTCAACGTACTCGGGATCCGTTCGCACTCCCCACGATTCTGCCAGTCCAAGTGCCCAAGAAGTACGCACTCCGCGCGTTTCTCCCCTAGGGCGAGCGCCTCCGTTACTGTTGCGAAGGGCTTGGAACACGCGCAAAGCCCAACCCGGATCCTCTATGGCATACTCTCGCGCCGCGGCTGGCCAGTCTTTGATCGGTACGCTATCTAGCTCATGGTATCGAGTGCGCCAAGCGTCCGGACCTTTTCCCTCGATTGTCTCGCCTAGGTGGCGCTTGGCTAGGTCCGCCAGCGCGAAGCCGCCTAGGTGCATTGCCTTACGAGTGCCGTTCGCTTGGGGCTCCCCGTGCGCGATGCTCAAGAGAATTGCTGTGATCATCGGATCACATACGAGATCGCTATCGTATAGTTGCCAGATCAACGGCGCTAGGCTTGGCTCTTCGTTGATCAAGACGCGGAAATCAAAAGCAATGTTTTGATTGACGAGTGGCGTTCCGTCGCGCAATGCGCACGATATGACGGATCGGAAGTGTGATTGCCAATCGTCCGATCGATGAAAGATTGCGGGCTGCGATTGCCCGGTTTGAAACGCGACGCTGACAAGCCGAGGCGAGACTTGGCCAGGTCGAATAGGCCAAGTCTCGCAATCTAGAGCGTGAAGCATCAAGACGCTCACTTGTATCGATCGGTCATAGGGAGCACACGCGACATGCGCGCGAATTCGTGCCGTCTACCCACCCGCCCCGCGGCTCGCGGCCACGCTCAAAGTCTGCGCCCAGCTCGCGCAACCCCGCTGGCCAGGTGTCGCGCGACGGGCTGCGGAACGTCCGCCCCGTTGCGTCTTCCTGGCGCGCCGCGTGTTCGTAAATGTCCGGGTGCGCCTTCCACAACTCGTGCCATTCACTAAGCCGCTGATATGGACACCGCGCACAGTCGGTGCGTTTCGGTATCTCAATCCCTTTCTCTTCGAGGTACCCGACAACATCTTCGAGCCCCCAACCCCATTCACGGAGAGGGTAACGTGACTCGAATTCGTCCGAGAAGAGCCCCGCGCGAAGCGGCTCGTCCGCACGCAACCCAACGCACTGCACGACCGGCTTGGGTAGACTGGCGAGAAAGGCTACGAACGGCTGCACCTTCAATAGCCGCGTACACCAGCGCATTCGCGGATTCGGTAGCGCGTTGAAATGCTCGATCCAATCGTGAAGCGTGCGACCGTCGTTTGTAATGTGCTCCAACGGCTTACCGATGAGCCCTTCGAGCCGCCGCCAATGCTCTTGCATGTTGGGCAGTTCGTCGCCAGTCGGTGAGCAAACGATTCGAGCACGCGCGACAAGCTCGGGCTCAGTCTCATACAACCGCAGCGCCATCGCCGTTGAATCCTTCCCGCCGGACAATGCGATCACTTCCGTTATGTTACTCATCGTCGGGCTACCAGATCAACCGCTCGCCGTCGGGCGAGATCAACACCAGCTCGCGCCGCCAGCGCTTCGGGGAGCCGTGGTACACCAGCTCGCTACGGACGCTCCAATCGTAGTCAGCGATTGCATCCTCAATACGCGCGATGAGCCCGGCGCGGCTGCGTGCGTAGTGGCTCCCATACTTGTTCGCCTTGCCCGAGAGATCGGACCCTGCCCAGTTCTGCCTCCCTGCGAGCAAGGCAGCCTGGTAGCAGCCGCGGGCGCAAGCGTGAATCGCCTTGCTGACGATATCTGGTACGCGATCGGCGGCGTGGTTCGCATGTATGATCATTTTTCGGCTCCCTTCGTTTTGGCTTCGGTTTGGTTTGGCTTGGGCGCTGGGCGCTGGGCTACTTGGCGTTGCGGGCGGTAGCCGCATAGGTAGAAACAACAACTGCATAGGCTTCGGAGGCGACGCGGGCGGCGTTGGTGGCTTCGGTAATGGCAGCTTCGTGGTTGGCGAGGGCGGCGTAATAGGCGGACTTGGCGGCGCGGGCGGACTTGGCGGCGCGGGTAGCCTTGGCGGAAGCGACGTTAGCAGCGTTTCGGGCGGCTTCAAAAACGGCGCGGGCGGCGGCGTGGGCGGCGTCGGCTTCGAGGGCTTCGAGTGCGGCGGCGGCGTTGGTTTGGTTCGTCATTTTTCGGCTCCCTTCGGGTTGGCTTGGGCGCTAGGTTACTTGGCGTTGCGGGCGGCGGCGTGGGCTGCGTTGGCGGCGTCGGCGGCGGCGTCGGCGGCGGCGCGGGCGGCTTCGGCGGCGGCTTCGGCGGCGCGGGCGGCTTCGGCGGAGGCTTCGGCGGCGGCTTCGAGGGCGGCGCGGGCGGCTTCGGCGTTGCGAGCGTCACGGGCGGCGCGAGCGTCGACGCGGGCGGCGTTGCGGGCGGCGTCGGCGTCGGCGTCGGCGTAGGCTTCGAGGGCGGCGGCTATGTCATTGCGGGCGGCGTTGCGGGCGGCGTTGCGGGCGGCGTTGCGGGCGGCGTCGGCGTCGGCGTAGGCTTCGAGGGCGGCGGCTTCGGCGGCGCGGGCGGCGGCGCGGGCGGCGGCGCGGGCTGCGTCATACGTATCAAGTGCGTCACTAGCGGCGGCGTCGGCAGCGTCATAGGCGGCGCGGGCGGCGGCGTAGGCACTACAGGCCGAAACATCTGCGGTAGTGGTGGTAGCAGCGAGAGCCGCTTTATCAACATCAACGGCGGCGCGGGCGGCGGCGGCTTCGGCAGCGTAGGCGGCGGCGCGGGCGGCGGCGCGGACCGCATAAGCTGCTTCAAGCGCTTCAAGGGCTTCGAGTGCGGCGGCGTTGGTTTGGTTCGTCATTTTTCGGCTCCCTTCGGTTTGGCTTGGTTAACTCCCAAGCTGAACTGCTTAATAACCCGCCGAATTTTGACCGTCAACAACTTTTTTGCTTTTTCCGCAAAAAAAGTCTCTAGTCCGCAGAAAAGAAGGGTCCGCCGCGCTTCCGCGTCATGCCAGCGCCGAGGCGCGGCGGACCCTACGGCTACGCCTCTTCTCCCTTCCGCGCCGCCACAAGATCCGCGAGCGTCAGCTTTGCCAGCGCTTCCGCCGCCGTACAGACTGGGCAGCCGCCTTCGATCGGACCATCTATACCGTAGATCCAGCGCGAAAAGATCACGCGCCCATGGGGCATTTCCGGCGGACCCTCGCACGCTGCATAGAGTGTAGAGCCGATCACGTCAGCGCCTCGTATGCGGCGTTGATAGCCTCATCCGGGGCGGACGTGAGATCTACGGACGCGAAGCGCGGATCCGTTGACTTGATGAAGGCGATCTTGCCGGCGCGATCCAGCGCCGCTGGCGCAAGCTCGGGCGGCTGTAGCGCCATCAACGCCGCCAAAGGATCCAGCGCCGCGGGCGCGGGCGCCATCAACGCCGCCAAAGGATCCAGCGCCGCGGGCGCGGGCGCGGGCGCGGGCGCGCTGACGATCCAAGCGGGCGGAGTGTAGCCCGCGGACGCGGTAGCCTCGCGCGGAGGATCCGCCGATGCTGCGTGATCCCACGTAACATGCGTCCATAGTCCGCCATCCTTCCTTCTGCTATGGATCGCGCTGAAACCAACCTCGAGCCCGGCTTGCGCTTGGCTAGCAATGAGATCGGCAACCGCTTGTGGCGTAATCGCGGCTTCCGTCACGCTGTCTGGATCGCCTCCGCGAGACAAGGTAATTGCCCGGTACGCCTCTAGGCAGTATTGCTTGATATCACCAAGCCAAGCCATTTTGCGGACATGACCGATCTTGTCGCCCGGCTTCAGCGTCGAGTCTGGCACATTGTAAGTGCCTGCGTTTTCGTTTTCGTGCATAGCCGTTCCGCCACGAAACCAAACCACGTCCGCTTCGATAATCAGAGACTTACCTTTGAAACCATTGTTGAATTTCAGCGCGCCAAGCCTAACCCTGCCTTGGCCTGGCTCGATATTCAAGCCAGATCCATAGATCTTGGCTTCGCTAATCCCGCCAAATTCCGCGGCAAGCGCCGCCTTGGCCATTTCATCGGGTGTCATACTCTAAACTCCTTTGATTGAAACGATCGGGCAGTAACATAGGCGTTGCCTACCCTGGATTGATTCCAGAAAGCGCGCCCTTTCGCGGGCTTTCTGGAATGCTCTTTTCGATCCTGGCGCGTGACACATTGGGATCGCTACACACTCGTCCGCTTTCTGCCCAGCTCTATGTATTCTGGCTAGAGATTGCTCCCAAGCTACGCCACTAGAAGGGACTTCAAGGTAGATAGCGACGTTCCAACGATCTTGCAAGTTGTGGCCTTGAAACCATACCTTCCGCGCTAGGGCACAAGGAACCCCAGCGCTAGGCAGTTTAGATCCTTTGCCGTAGGTTGGGAAGCCGAGTTGCTTCAACCGCGCTTCCGCAGCTAGCGATTCATACCATACGATCGCCCCTAGTTGATTCGCCAGGTTGATCGCATACAAAAGGATCTCGTCCGAAATCCAAACGGCTTCGCGCAACGTATCAATATCATATCGATCTGCCAAAGCCTCCCAAGCGGCTAGCTTCTTTCCTAGCTTGTGGCCTTTGGTTCTAGCCGCAATCTTCACTAGCTTTTCGGAGTCATATCCGATCGTGGCGTGGTATTCCAGCTCGCGCCGCAAGCCCCGTTGCCAAGCCGCCCGAGCATCAATCCAATCCAAATCAGGATCTTGTCTGCCCACGTTTGGCCAGTGCCAACGATACCAGAAGCCCGCCGCCAGTGTCTTTGCGTGGCGCGATTTTTCCGTTGGATCTTCGATGCGTCCGCTGCCATCGGGCAAAACGTCGGCTTCCACGTAAGCAATAGCTGCGGCTAGCGCCGCCTTGGCCTTTGGCTCGTCGCGTGGGTATATGACAAGCGAGCAAGGAACGGAATCGGAATCGCTGACTACCACGCCAGGCGTAGAACGCCGCCGTAGATCGAACGCCTTTCTAGCAATCTGCCGTTTCTCTCGCGTTGTGCCTTCCATATTCATACGCGCCGAACGCACGATCGGGGCGAAGATTGCCCAGTCTTGCGGACCGGGTTGACCATCGGGATCTAGCACGTTTGCCCAAGCGTCCAACTCGGCGCCACCAACAGGCAACGGTGAACCGCGCCCTAGCGCAAGGCGAAAGAGCGTAGTCAATTCAAGTATGCTCGATTCACCTAGTGTGCCACTTGCAAACGCCAGGGTTAGTTTGCCGCCCCATGTACGCGGCGGGTTGGCAACCAGGTAACGAATCAACCGCTTATGCCTAGCGCTCTCGGGGCGCCTAAAGGCGTGCGCCTCATCGACGAAAACATAATCTGGCGCCATACGTTCCAAGCCGGTTGGTTGTGTACTCACCCAAACGTGCGAGCGAATTTCCACGCTAGGGACGCAAAAGCCGAAGTTGTGCATTCGGTTCGCTTCGTCGCGCACTTGCCCCACCAAGCTAGGCGGACACAAATATAGTGGGCGCTTTGCGTCGCATACGGCCGCGCCCAGCAAGCCAACTAGTGTTTTGCCGTCACCACAACCCGCTTGTAAGATAAGCCCGCCGGTCCGTTCTAGGACACCTAGAGCTTTGCGTTGGACTGGCCAGATTGCCGCCTTAGCGCCGCTTCTGACAAGTCCGAGGCGCCAAGGCAGCAACGGATCATCAACTGGCGCCTCGCGCGGGATCTCTAGTATGCGTGCCGTATCTGCCACAACTAGCAAGCCTTTCTTGTTAGGCAGTTTTGACAGGTAATGCCAGAAAACAACTGGGGGCGCAATTCTGGCCACGCAATGCGAATCCCGCAATATGTAACGCCGCCATCTTGCGTCACGTATTGGAGCCCATGCAGCGTCTTCGCTTGGGCGTTTACCTTCACTAGCATATGGGGCGCGGCTGAAATCAAGCTCATTGGAATGCTCCCAAGAGGTTTAGGATTGCGACGGATATGCCGAATACGCCAAGGCTAAGAGCCACGGTCAATAGGATTGCTTCCCAAAGCTCGTCGTCCTTCATAGGTTACCTCTATGGCACTTCTTACAGTTGACCGGAGCGGTCGACAACAACGCGCGCCCGGTATCGATCCGCCGCCCGCAGTCCGTCAACGGACCTAGCTCGTCGGTTGCCTCGGCTGCGATCCTATGCACAATGCCAGACCCTTCCGACATACGGCAATGCTCGCCAAGGCGGAATGTTTTGGTTGGATCGTCTTGTGTGAGAAAATGACGATCCAGCGCGGCGCGCAACTCCCCGCATTCGTAGCAGGCACAATCCGGGTTGCTCGCGTCATGTTTCGTGGTCAACATTCCGCGCGGCTTGTCTTCGTCCAAAACGCTTTGGATCTTCCTTTTGGCGCTGTCAATCGTATGTACATAGCTAGTTGTCAACTCGCTAAGGTCGAGTGAGAGATCAGAGCCCGAAACCGCCTTGTTGGGCACGTAAGCGATCGCCCCGGTATTGACGAGCAAGAGGATATGCCCAGACTCTACTGGCGCGACAAGGATCTTGCTCCCGCTAAAGCCGGAAACATCGGCTTCCGTGAACCTCAATCGCATGGTTCCAACTCCTGTCTTCTGCGAAGGATCATTTTGTCCGCGAGTGTGTAACACACGTTCGCGATGAATGCGGCCGTTTTGTCTAGCCCTTCTGACGTGTAAGCCATATCAGATACTGCGCTGAATACCTCGCCCGGTTCGCTAAGCAGAAGCATTCTAGCGATCTTGTCTCGCAACTCGAATTCTTCATCATTCATCATTCAGTTTCTCCCTTGGTGCGCCGGCAATGCCTTTGTCAAGCGCTTCTGCGCGGTCGTAGTCAACGAAAGCCTCGGCAAGAGCGTAAGCGTATTCCACTATCTTCTTGATATGCTTCGGCTGGCTTGCTTCACGAATACCCTCGCCACTAACAATGGCGAGAGCAAATTCTAGTGCCATTTCTTCCAAGCTAGGTGTATCCACTATCTATCTCCCTTCACGATATAGGATGCTTTCGGTGACAGTGCTTCGGCAATCAGCGCGCCCGTTTTGCTCGCTGTGTTGACGTAAACCGCGCCCGCCAGCTTGTCTGCATTCATCGCAACGGCAGCGGCAACGCGGTTGCTCCCCTCCCCATATGGGCACATAAGGTAATGGGGAACACCAGCGGACTTCGCGATCTCTGCCATGAATGGCAAAGCAAAGGTGATAGCGTCAAGGATGCTATCGAACATCGGGCGGCAATCTACATAGAGAGTAAACAACCCGGCTTGCGCCACCTTAACGGAATGCGTCACTTGTGGACAATCGATCTGCGGTTTGGCGGCTTCGTCGCGAATGAGGCGAGGATCAATCTGCGGTTTGGCGGCTTCGTCGCGAATGAGGCGAAGATCGGTCAGCTCCTTTACGACAACTTCGGTTGGATCCGTCATCCGTATCGTTGGCCTATCCAGATCAAGATCTCCGATGATATCATTCGCTTCGTCAATGCACTTCTTTTTGAGTGCCAGATCCTCGGTTGTCAGATCGGCCGATTCCGGCGGACCGGAAACCTTCGGACCGGAATCTGCAAACGGCCCGAAGCTGTTGAGATCGCCAGGATCTTCGCCAAGGAGCGCCAACTGGCAGAGCTGGCGCATTCTTCCGGCTTTTCCCGCGCCGATCGGAATAGGCCAACCCATCCGTTTCAGCTCGGCTTGCATGAGCCCACTTTTGACCGTAACCGTAGACAACAACGAACCGTCGGCAAACCTAAGCCCGCGGCTTGTCTTGTCTTCGAGCGGCATTTCCGGGGCGCTAGAGGCGATCTTTGCTGGCAGAGTCGGATCGGTTGTAGCCTTTACTTCCGGCGGGTTTACCGCGTGGCCTTTGGTAGCCTCATCAGCGAGGATCTGGCCTACAGCTAGTCGGAGATCGCTATCACTACGCGCGGCAAACATTTCCTTCGTCACTTGTGGCAACTTCGCCCCGATCTTGGCAATTAGTTGTCCGCGCGTCATTTGCTCGGGATCGGTTTGCGATCGCAACTGACCTAGGCGCGTTTGTAGATCTGGAATTGACAACCCTCGCAGTGCTTGGACGTGAACGCTGGCGTCTTCAACGCCTTCCAAGTTAGCGATCTCGTTAATCAGCTTCGCTTGCTGATTAATCAGCGCGGAGGTAATGGCTACAAGATCGGCGCCTTCGTTGATAATTGCCTCCGGTGCAAGTGCTTTGATCCGCTGCATTCGGATCTCTTCGGGAGTGGCCGCCTTGGGTTCTGGCTTGCTGTTGCCCGAAAGCAGAGCGGCAAGAGGATCGGCTGAAGTCTGCATATCTATTACCTTTTTTCCTTTTGGGTTTGTGATTTGCGCGACGTTGCACAAATCATAGATGTCAAGCGTCTTCGTTGCTTCTCTCTAATGGCGGCGTTGGCGGCGCGGGCTGCGTGCAAGGCAGGGTTGGCGGCGGCGTGGGCTGCGTGCAAGGCAGCGTTGGTGGCGGCGTTGGTGGCGGCGTTGGCGCGGTCGGCGTCGGCAGCGGCGCGAGCGGCGTTGATGGCAGCGTTGGCGGCGCGAGCGGCGCGAGCGTATGCTTCGCCTTTCGTTTCCCAGTATGCCCGAGAAGCAAGCCGGAAAGCGTCTTGGCGCAACTCCGGGTCACCAGATCGCAAAAACTTCACGACAAGATCGGGCGGATTCCAAAGCCTCGCCACGTCTAGAGCACATAGACGAGCGAAACGCTCGAGTATAGATGCCGCATCAAAGCCCCAAAGAGCCTTGCGGTGCAGTCCGCAGAATTTGTCGTCGCCCCACTCAAGATCGCCCCATACTTCGACACGCCAAACGTGTGACCCTGGCGCGTATTG